CTGCAACCTCTCTTCAGTTATTGTTCGTGCGGATGATGATGTGGAGTCTCTTAAAGAAAAAGTCGCTATTGCGACAATCTTGGGAACCTTCCAATCGACAATGACCAACTTCCCATATCTTCGTAAGGTGTGGCAGACCAACACTGAAGAAGAACGTTTGTTGGGTGTCTCAATGACAGGTATCTTGGATAACCCGTTGTTGAACTCAGCTAACGACCTTGACTTACCTAAACGCTTGGAGGCTCTCCGTAATGTCGCTATTGATACAAACGCTAAGTTCGCTGCTGATCTTGGTATCCCTGTTTCAGCTGCTATTACCTGTGTCAAGCCCGAAGGTACAGTATCTCAACTTACTGGCACGGCTAGTGGTATTCATCCTCAGCATAGCTCTTATTTCATTAGGCGTGTACGATCTGACAATAAAGACCCTCTGACTCAGTTCCTGAAGAACTCAGGGTTTCCGTCTGAGCCTTGCGTTATGAAGCCTGACTCTACGACAGTGTTTTCTTTCCCAATGAAGGTTGAGAAAGGAGCAGTGTTGAGGGAAGATCTTTCTGCTATTGAACATTTGCGTCTATGGTTGATCTTTCAGCGTCACTGGTGTGAGCACAAACCTTCAGTGACAATCTCTGTTAATGAAAATGAGTGGCCTGCTGTTGGAGCATGGACATGGGAGCATTTTGATGAAGTTACTGGTGTCTCTTTTCTTCCGATGGACGGTGGTACTTATCGACAAGCTCCCTATGAGTCCATTGATGAGAATACGTATGCTCAACTGGTGGCTGGAATGCCGACTGAGATTGATTGGGAAGCGATGAGCGAGAACACAGACAATGTGGAAGGTGCTCAAATGCTCTCCTGCACTGCCGGTGCTTGTGAAATTGCCTTCTAAGGTTGTCATACTCATGCGGGTGATCGAGATGGTCACCTGCTTCCACATTATCGCTAACACATGGAGGCACTGGTAACATGATAGTAGACTTTAGCTGGTCAGGGGGTTTAGTCTTTGGATTAAATCACACTGAAGAGGCCGTTGTAGAGACTGAGGAAGATGTGTATGAATTTGCTAATGCAGTTCTGCTACATCTAGGATTTGTAACAGTAGCATTTATCTTTGTTCTAGGAAAGGACTGATAACAACAAAAAAGGCCCCTTGTGAGGGCCTTCTTAGTTTTTGCTCTAGCGTATGATTAGACAACTAGACCGGGGAGGTACACTGTTTTACCGTCCTTCTTAACTGCTGTCAAGACTTGACATTTGAGGTCAGCAGGATCGTAAGACACATGAACCCAACCGCTATCTGGAATCCCTTGTGTGTAGAACTCAAGGATAACCTGTGTGAACTTGTAGTTGTCTACGATGTACTTAGCCAAGTCTCCGTTGGCAACACCTGCAATCTCAATATCCGCTGCTTGTCCTTTGCAGTGATCTGAGGTCTTAGAACCACCCACAGAGGCGTTAACTTCAGGGGCACGATAGCCTGAGTTAATCTTGACTGACTTACCGTAGTGGTCACGCACTGGCTGGATGATGTTGTCTACAAGCTTCTGTAGGTTCTCAATAACCTGCAATGTAGGTGTATTGTCCAAACCTTTACGGATAGCTGTCTCACTCTTTGTAAACTCAGACAGGCTGAAGTTCTTGCTTAGTTGTGTCATTTATTTCTTTCCTCCCATAATCTTCTCTGCTGTACGACCACCGAAGTAGGCCAACATAATCAACTGTCCCCATTCACCCAATAGCTTGACGTAAGACTCGTTAACGCTGATGTTAAAAGCTGACATCATTGCAAACAAGAAATAAGCCCCTAAAATAGCCACAAGGGTCATAGGACGGATGTTTTTAGACAACCAGCTATCTGAGGCCATATCAGCCTTCCAGCGGTCAGTAACTGCCTGAGTCTCAACCTCAAAAGCCTTGGTGTCTATCTCCTTAAGCTTCAAAGCTAATTCAGGGTTAGCCTCAAGAGCCTTGGTAACGTCAGTAACTGAAGCAGGAACCCCTAGCTTGTCAGCAATAGCCTTGACAGCCATGCCACCTAGAGGGCCTCCTACCGCTGTTGCAAGGGCTGGAGCAGCCCCTTTAAGGATATTAAGAAGGCTGTCCATCTTGTGGTTTCTCAGCAGGTGGGTTTGCACCCTTACGACCAGAAATAGCACCCATAGCACCAACACCCATGAAGGCAATGGCTTTCAGGATCTCAAGGAACACAGCGTCAATAGGAGCTAAGTCACCAGTCTGTTCTTCAAAGCCGATGAGCCACAAAACACCAAAGGCGATGACCAACACCATCACTGTGATTGAACGTACAACGAAAGACCAAGTTCTAATCTCAATCTCGTCCGCTGTCATCGGTGGTTTGTCCATCCACTTTTGAACCAATTCTTTCATTTTTCTTTCTCTCCTTAGTAGTTTCTAGTTGTTGTAATTTCTTCTCTACCTTGGCATTTAACACTAGGTTATCCATGTAGATGAATGCTGTGAGGGGTAATGCGATGAAGCTAACTGAGGCAAAGAAGACCATTCCCCAAAAGTAGACCTTTGCATCGTAGTTCGATATATTTGCCATGTTGATAGCCAGAAGATAATAACAAGACCTAAGATAACCCAATGAGGAACACAGCGGTCTACCCTGTCATTCTCAGTATTTATTTTGTCTATCCTACGTTGCTTCTCTTGTCTTCTGTCTCTCTCCCTTGCCTTCTTCTGTTCATCCAAGATCTTGGAGTACATATTCTTGTATCTGCTGTAAAGAGGCCCTAGCTGTGGTGGAGCCTCATTCATAAGCTCTACTAACTCCCTACCACACTTAACAAGCTTAGTCTCAATGGAGATAAGCTCTAAGGCTCCAATGTTATTGTCTCCGTAGGTAGACCCAAATATCTTACGTTCTAAGTCTTCCTTATAAGCTACTAAATAAGCCTGAGCTTTGAAGAAGTCACCAACGTGCTTAATGAACTGATCTACGATAGCATCCTCATCAGGGATGTAATCTATGTACTCTGGTTCTTTCTTTTGTGGAGTCTGTGGACTCTTCAAAGTTTGTTGTGGAGCCTGATTCTCGTTTGACGCTCCACTAAATAAGCTTGTAAGCCACCCAAAGAAGCCTGAGACTTCCTTGACGATGGCCTTAGCATCCTCTACACCCTTCTTTATCCTTTGAATCTCTGCTTTGCCTTCTGACAGCATTTCGCAACAAGAGCGGATGCCCTTGAGCGCACTACTGAGCATAAGCATTGCAGAGATTGGATCCACACTTTACTGTCCCGCTTCTCTAGCTGGTGCTGTTGTGCCAAAAGATTGAATAAAGATTTGCTGTGCTTCAGGGCTTAGTCGTTTATTGATAGCCTCTACAAGCTTTCTTTGCCCTGTTATCGGCCCTGCTTGCATCAAGGCAGCCATAGCTTGTGGCTCCATAGAAAGCTCTAGGAACTTGCGTTCAAAGTCTTCCCTACTACCGCGAGACAAAGCTTGCATGACTTCCTTGGCGATTGTGTAAGCCCTGCTTAAGAAAGCAGTACCTTCCAAAGGTGCTTTTGGAGCATATTCAGGAACGTTGACAGACCCTGCCAAAGCCTTACCTTTTTCAAGTCTAGACAAATCAGCCAATACACGGTTAACAGCGGCTGTTTCGTCTTTAGTCAAAACATCTGACAGTTTTTCAAACCTAGATACGCCTGTAGCACGTTTGATTGTACCTGCTGCGTCATCAACTGCTTGAGCAAACACAGCAGCACGTTCTTTATTGCCAAGAGTAGTGCCTAGTTTTTTCTCTAATTCAGCACCAACATCCATACGGTTAATACGCTGGCTGTAATCTGCATACTTTTTCAGGTAATCAGACCACAAGGTTGTTCCTGAAGCTTTGTTAACAGCATCATCCAAGTAGTTCTTCAAGGTCTTCTCAACATTAACAGCTTGAGCACCGAAGCTTGCGTTAGTTCCTTGCTTTTGAGTCAAGAAACCACGGATGTCATCCCCAATCTCTTTACGAATATTGTAGAGATCAACACTGTTAATAATACCGTTCTCGTCTGTAAAACGCTCCAACTTACTTCTTAGGCTTTGCAAAGAAGATGTCAACAGTTCATTAGAACGCTCACCTACACGGTTTAGACTAGCATCAATCTTTCTAATCAAAGGCTGTGTCGCCAAAGGATAGAAACCTTCATCTGTGACGCTTTGAAGCTGTAGGCGTTTAAGGCCTGCTTCTGCTTTACGTTGTGCTGCTGCACTGGTAAAGTCTTCAATAGCGCCAACATATTGTTTTGCAAGATCATAGTTACCTGTGTATCGCTCAGGAAAACGCATTGGCATACCCGCTGCTTGGTAAATCTGTCCACCTGTTAAACCACCCATAGGGCGACCAGAGGCAGTAAGTACAGGTGCTCCCATAGGGGCAGTCTCTGAACGTACAGCAGCCTGAGCTTGCTCAGTAGCAGAGCGACCAGCACCTTGTAGGTTAGCAATAGCAGCCTGTTCTCTAGCAGCAATTTCACTTTCCAAACGAGGAACAGTCTGACCGAATACGTTTGCCTGCTCCAAAGCAGTTTCACGCATAGGCGTAGTTACAGCAGCTCTTTCAGTAGCTAAAGCAGCACGTTGCTCAGGTGTTCCAGCAATAGTCCTTAATTGAGCTTGTCGTGCAGCTTCTTGTTCAGCTCTACGAGTCAATGAAGCAGCAGCAACTTCTGGCTGACGTTGGATTGTCTTCTGAAGAGCTGCAATAGAAGCACCAGCAGGTGTCTCAGCCAAAGCTTCCATAGCAGTAGGACGACTACCGGGAACAATAGGTCGTGCCTCTTGCAAAGCACGAACAATAACTTCTTTGTCTTTACCTGATGCCTTATCCAACAAGTCTTTTACAGCTTGTAGACGGCCTGTTTCAGACAAGCCTTTAAAACTATCCAAAAGCTTACCAGCACCTTTAACACCATATTCAGCCAGAGGGCCTAGGATAGAACCAACAGCGGCTTGAACGCCTTTGTCTTCCCAAAAGTCTTTACCGTACACAGGCTGAGTAGCTGCCAAAGTAGCTCCAGTGGCGGCAGAGCGCATCAGACCGCCAGTAGCAGCAGCAGGGACAACATAGTTGATAGGACTTAAGACGTTACCGCCAATACGTGCAAGATCAAAGCCAGTATCTCCAGAGGTTTCTCTAGCTCTTTGATAACGTGCTTCTTGTTCTCTCAATCGCTGGCTTACAGTCTCGTTACCCATAGCTTGTGCAGCTAGTTGACCAACACCCAACAAAGGATCTAAGACACCTTGGGCAATACGACCTACAGTGCTTCCACCAAGCTGCTCGGGGGTTACCAAAGGGGCAGGAGTAGATAGGAAACGTCCTGCTCTTTCAAGCATTGTTTCATTTGAAGGTGCTGGCTCTCTTCCCGTCAAGATACGAGGGTCGTTAGCCATAGTAGGACGACCACGTTGTAATTCAGGTGAAAAGTTAATAGACTTATAAAATTCTTGCTTCGGCATATCCGAATAGAATTTAGTATAGAAAGCATCAGCCAACTGAGCATCAGAAATGTCAGAGTACTGAGGATACTGTTTTCGGATGTCTGCTATTGTTGTCATTATTTACGAATTCCTAAAGGATCATTACCTGCTGCGCCTGTAGCCCCACCACCAGCAGGACGCATAGCTTGTTTCTCTGCCAAAGCCTTGTTTGCAGCATCACGCCAGTTTGTGTAAGCTGTGAGAACGTTATCCAAGTTCTTTTTGAGTTGTTCAGGGCTTTGAGTACGGTTCAAACTAGCACGTGCAGCTTCCAAACGATCAAGTTCTTTAACAGCCACTTGACCCAATGCACCTCCTGTTTTAGATTCGTTACGCATTTGCTGTAGACGATCAAAACCAAGGTTAGCTTTAATTGAGTTTAAGTTCTCTTCTAAGTCTGTAGCACTTTCTGTCAAGCTCAGTAAACGACCGCCAATACCTGCTGTAGTTCCACTAACTTGCTCTTTTGCTGTTTTAATAGTAGATATAACGTTATTAGCGTTATCCACCATGTTCCCTAAGCGGCTCATTGTAGCTTCAGAAGCAGAAGCTCTTTTCTCTTTTTCTGAAGCAAGCTTTTCTTCAAGAATCTGCTGTCGGATGTTTGTCAAACCGCTACCCATACCAGCAGCTAATTGACGAAGTTCTTTCTGACCTTCAATACGCATTTTTTGAAGCTCTTTAGCATCAGCACCTCGTTGTGCTGCAATGTCTAAATTGGCTTGAATACGCTCACGTGCAATTTGAAGTTGTTGGTCACGTGCAGCTTGCTTTTCATCAATTTTAGACTGGATGTCGATAGCTCTCGCAGCTAGCTGTTGAGCAATATCTGGTCTTCCCATTTGAACTGCTTGTCTAGCAGCGTTAGACAGAGAAGCAGAATCTGTAAAGTCCACATCTTTTAACAAAGATTGTTGCTGACTAATACGTTGAAGCATAGGGTCTTGGGCACCCAAAGCTTGACCTAGAGCACCGCCAGCCATGTAACCACCTTGGTACAGTTGTGCTGAAGCTCGTTGGAAAGGATCTAGTTGAGCAAGTTGAACACCACGAGCTAACGCAGCTTCATTCTGTGCTTGTTGGTATTGCTCAGGAGTTGTGAACAACCCTAAAATAGAATCTGTTGCCATTATTATTCCTTACTTAAATCAATACCAGCCGCCACCACCGTAAGCATAATCAAGTGCTGAGGTATCTCCAAGATTAGTTACAGTGTTACCGCTACTGAACAAACCTCTCAAAGCTTGTTGTACTTGAGGGTTAGAAGCAGCACCGCTGATGGTAGAAGCAAAGGGACTAAAAGAATTAGCTCTTTGCATTGTCTCAGCAGCTCCCATACCACCCCTCAACAGTGTCTGGCCTACGTTACCACCTGCTGAAGCTGCTCTGCCTCCCAAGTTAGAACCGATGTCCAAAGGCTGTTGTGCTAGTTGTTCCAAAGTAGCCTGTAAACCAAGATTAGTCTGCAATGGGCTGTAGGCACTAGACAACAAACCTTGACCGAAGCCAATACGTTGTTGAGCAGCATTCTCAGCACCAGCAGCCAACTGAAGGTTCTGTCTAGCTAGAGCGTTGTAGTAAGCAGCAAGTTCAGGGTTAGTAGCTGCCATGCCGCCAGCCTCAGTAGCGCCTGTAGCCAAGCCACTACGTCCTGTTTGGAATAGACGGTTACGGATACCTGCCAATGCTTGTTCGTTCTCAGGGGCCAACAGAGCACGTTGTTGAGCCATGTACTCTTGACGTACTTGATCTGGAGACTCAGCAAGGTAGCCACGACCTAAGCCTAACAAACCTGTTACGTCTTGCTGTGCTCCCATGCCTTGACTAGCCAAGAAGTCTTGATACTGCTGTAGTTCAGCCGAAGGTGTATAACCTGCTGATGTCAGATTACCTGCACTGTCAAAGCCAAAGTTAGAAGTACCAAACCTAGAGGTGATACCTACAGGTCTAAATCGTTGAGCATCAGCGGCTATCTGAGCAGCCCGTACTTGAGCATCTGCTGATGTCTGTGCTGCTCGACTAGCTGATCTTCCTTGCAGCAAACCTCCTAATACAGCACCTCCTGCGGCGATCCAAGGCATATATTATTCTCCTTCTTTGTGGCTTGAACCACTTATAATAACTTCGTCAATCTTATCAACATTCTTTTCGTCTGTTGCGTGAATACAGTACCAAACAGTATCTGTTAAAGCTTTAACACCATGATGAAGACCTGCTTTAATTTCTAGACAAGTAGGGCCTTCAAGTATTTGTTGACCTTCTTCAGTAGTGACAACCACTTTACCTTTAGCTAATACAGACAGGTGACTAAATCCATGCACATGCTGTAGTAGATGCTCACCTGCGTTAATAACTGTTTCTTTAGCGTACAGATGATCTGCGAAATGATGAATGATCTGACCCATTATGTTTACGCTGTGCGTTTCCACATATAAACTGTGATGTACGGTTGGTAGTTAGCGTTAGTGCCTGAGCTACCTGTTGATGCAACTGTAATGTTAGCAGTTCCTGAACCTACAGTTGCTGAGTTTGTACCTCCACCGTCGCCGGGCGTATTTGAAGGATGTAACACACCGCCACCACCTGAGTAATTACCGTAAGGGTAAGACACAGAGTGTGTGTGTCCTGAGTCTGTTGCTGTGTGAGTGTGGCTAACAACAATAGCATCTGCGCTACCGCCAGTCTCTTCAGCAGTGTCAAATAGTGCGTTGCTTGCGTTGAAACCAACCATTACTCGGCCTGCGCCAAAGGCTGTCCAAGTACCAAAGCCTAGCAAAGTACCGGGATTAGTTGATACTGAAGCGTTGGTATAGATGGAACCTACAGGGTAAATAGCAGACAAAGCAGCAGTAACAAAAGCTGTAGTAGCAATCTGTGTTGTGTTAGTACCTGAAGAAGCTGTAGGAGCTAATGGAGTACCAGTAAATGTAGGGCTAGATATGTCAGCCTTAGAGTTTACGGCGGTACGAATAGCTTGTAGTTCAGCGGTAATCTCAGTTCCCTTAACGATCTTATTTGCATCGCCAGTTGTAAGGGCATCCTTAGCAGCAAAGTCAGTTGTAATGCTGTAATCACTCATATTGTTCTTCCTAATTTACAGAAAATGTCCATCTTCTGAACACTCATTTCAAAGCCGTTAATAATCACCTCAACACCAAACTGGATAACAGAACCTGCTCCTGAGCCTTGGATACGTTGGTTATCAAAGACAATACCAGTTGTGTATTCTGCAATACCATATTCAGCAACACCATACTCAGAGACTGGAATAGTTCCTAGAGATACATTCCTAAACTGGTAGTTAGTGCTATAGTCGAAACCGTACTTGATAATAACGTCAGCACCACTACCACCAATCAAGGTAAAGCCTAACTTCTTCAGAATCTTAATATTGCTAGGCTGTCCTAGATCAAAGTAGTTAGAGAAGTAAGCCATCCTGTAGGTAGCTGTACGGTCTAAGTTACCTGTGTAATAACCTACGTAGCTAGTAAACCCAAACAACACTTCCTTAGCTCTGTTGGAGAACAAAGCTTTAGGCACTAAACTCCAAGTTGTAACCCTTGCAGCACCGTTAGGCAAAGCAGCCCTAGTGTCAAAACAATAGGTCTTGTTTGATGTTGGGAATGTCAACAGGTAAAAGGCATTGCTGTCTGAGTACACAGACTTGATGTTAGCCAGTGTTTCAGCGTTAAGATCAGACACTAAGTCATCACGGACGTTAGCACTGATGTCTCTGAATGGAGCACTCTTCTCTTGTATAGTCCTAGCAAGACTACGTACACCTGAGTCAGACAAGAAGATAACGTCTGTACCTGTCAAAGATACTGAATCTCTAGCACAGCAACCAATACCTGATACTGTGTCCACCAAGGCCATAGCAGCAGGATCGTAAGCGTCTTTGTACACCAAGATCTGACGACGACCAAAGATATACAGGAAACCGTTGTGGGCAGCTAGAGCAGTAATCTCATCTGCACCGTTAGGCCACACTTCAGCTACGTTCAAAGTACCCGAAGTACCAGTAGACAAGACATGACCAGCAAGGAGGTCACTGAACTGTACAAGACTCTTAGTTGTAGTGTTACCTGCGCTCCAGATACGACCAAAGGCACTAATAGCACAGTTGTTCTGCTCTGCTGTTCCTAAGTGTCCTGTCTTCTCAGACAATCTACGGAAGGTTGTTGTCGATACAGCAGGGTCAAACACAAGAGGATCAAACCCGCCTTGATACAAGTAAAGGACTCCATTCAAAGGAGCCATCTGCCAGTTGTTTGATGTAATTGTAGGGGCTGTACCACCACCGCCGTAAGTCAAGGTAGTCAGTGTACCACCCGACAGTCTGAACAACTTGTTGTTACCAGCACAGATAGTGTAGCTTGTGCCATCGTTAGCGATAAGCTCACCAATGGCTTGGATAGGGTTAGAGCCTAAGTCAGTGCTTGTAGAGTTCTTAGCAAGCCATCCTCTACGAGCACCAATACGACCAAACTTATCAATGACACAGTTATCAGCTACAGTAGCAAACCCTGACTCTAATGTGATAGAAGAGTCTTGGGTGTTTACTCCCTTGAAACCGGGAGCAGCAATAGATGATCCTATTAGTTGTTCAGCCATTATGGGGCCACCCACTCTGTTTCTTCTTGGTAGCGATTCTTCTCAATAGCAACTTGGTTAGCCAAAGCAGTTCTGTACAAGGCGTAAGCCTCTGAGGACAAGTTACCACTGTCTTCACCCCGTTCAGCAATAGCTTTAGCGTAAGCCAACATAGACACTAGGTGATGAGGAACCAAGATACGTGTACTGTCTGATGTCAAATCCAACTGAGGGATAATCAAGTTAAAACGGAGAGTGTAAGCACCGTCAGGGATAGGAAAGACATCAACCTGTGTGTCATCGCTGCTATCTACACCGTTGAAGTTGTAGTACAAAGGAACACCTGAAGCATTGTTATTACCCAACAGGAACTGTTTGTTCATCCACGTAGATGGAGCATATTGGAGCACAATGTTAGAGGTATCGTTCAGGATGTCCATCACACGGAACCTAGTACCTGCATCTGTCAATGTGTAGTTAAAGGTGTTAGCCACAGTGTTGACAGTGATGGTAGAAGACAGGGAGTTCCACTCAGCGGCATCTTCAACTTCACGTTTAGCGTCATTAACCAAAACACCAATCATAGATGAGTAAGGGGTGTCGTTAACTGTAATAACTGTAGGCTCACGCAGTCTACGCAAGACATTATTAACTACGTCTAGATATGTAGCCATCTTTTATAGTCCTTCTTTCTTTTCAACCTCAAAGGTACAGATATAAGACATAGTGCTACCAGCTTCTGAGGTCATAGTAATGTAGTCACCAGCTTCTAATACCATGTACGCCCCACCATCTAATTTAAAATAAGTCTTGGAGCTGAGGCCGTAATCGCTCAAGATACTGATGTTTGTATTTGCACTAGCATCGTACCATGTCACAGAGATTGTTTTAGTAGACCCTGTACCGTTCAACAAGTACATCAAGTTCCACTTAGCGTAATAGCCAGTTGGAACTGTGTAGATTGTCGTAGCAGTATTAGCGGTTAAGTTACCGCCTTGGGTTAACGATCTCATTTGGTCTTCTTAGCCTTGTTCTTAGCTGTACGCTGACCACGTTGGGGCATGTTAGCCTCAGACATGGCAATGGCAATAGCTTGCTTACGGTTCTTGACCACAGGGCCACCTTTACCGCTGTGGAGAGTACCTTCTTTGTACTCACCCATCACTTTACCAATCTTGTTTGTCTGTTTCTTAGTTGCCATAATCTTAGTATCCTACTCTAATTTAAGTTATTTGTCAAGTTTTATTGTTACATCTTTGTAGATTTGGTATACTTTATGTCCTATCATCAAGATAGTGTAGATTAAAGTAGCCCAAAGTACTAATTCAGATACTTGGTAGCCAGCAACAGTAGCCAAGGAAACCCCCACAGGAGGGGCTGTCTTAGCTACTACGGCAGAGGCCGTCTCTATTTGGTGAGCGTCACTCATGGTTTGTTATAGTTATAGGTTAGCGGAAGATGGCAATATTTACTTGAGGTGTATCTACAGAGCCCCCAGTAGTAGTAATTGTTAATACTCTAAATAATGTCGTTGTTCTAGCTGTAGCTTGGTCGTATAAATATACAGAACCTGCTGAAGTAGCTGATTGACCGCCACTTGATCCAACAACGGCATAATTGGCATCACTTAGTGCAGTCGTAAAATTAACCGTGTAATCACCAGTACCATTATCAGTAATGCTCGTCACGTTACCTGAAGCTCTGATAGCTACTGTTCCAGTACCGTTAAAGTTAACCCACGCTCTACAACCATAAGCAATAGCCGCTGAACCGTAGCCAGAGTTAAACAGGAAGTTACCACTAGCGTCAAACTCACCTACTTGAGTACCGCCTTCTGAGAAGCCAATACGATCAGCACCGGGAAAGTAAATACCTGTGTTGGTATCTGTCCCTCTGATTGCTGGAGTAGCTGCTGATCCGTCTACATCGTAGACTCCAACAGAACCGTCTAGAATTAAAGACATTCCTGTTACTCCCCAGAAGTAGATGGCATTGCTGCTTTAATCTCTTCCACTGTAGATGCTTGGTCAATAAGTGTTTGCATTGCTGCGTACTTGGTACGAATCAGTTGTCGTTGAGCCTCAGCACCATCAGTCTGACCGGGGATCTGCTTTGCGATAGCTTCGTCAAAAGGCTTGAACTCTTCGGCTCTAGCGGCACGACGAACATCGTGAGCAATGTCTTTAGCTTTGTTGATATTTACGACAATCATTCTTGATACCTTTCCTTATATCGCTTGGATGCAGCTGTTTGGCATGTTTTACAAACCCTACGAATTCCGCGAATTGTTAAATCATGACCGTTTTTGCACTCTTCTTTTTTAGAATTGGCGTTTATTTGATCTCTGGTATTTTCTTCTCGTGAAAGTAAACGAAGATGTGCTGGATTAACACAAGAGCGTACTTTACATACATGGTCTACACATAGTTCTGTAGGGATACTGCCTTTAAAAAGTTTGTAAGCTACTCTATGCGCTTCGTGTACTACACGTCCAATACCAAATCGTCCATAACCGTTCTTACTAACATGAGCAGTCCACAACCAACACCCTGTCATAGGCTCAGGAGAAACCTTTGCCATAAATCTTTCAAGCATCGACGTATTCCCAAGCACCACGGAAGGTACGATCTGAAGGAACGTCAGATACGTCCACAATTTTGAATGGTTTACCAGCAGGTACATCCTTGGCAGCAATTGCCTCAATAGACAAGCCACACTCTGGCGCTGGAACGATAACGGCAACACCGCCATCATCAGTTGGGTAAATAATACGTTGGTTCATTTTTTGTCCTTGAGATTAGCGGAAGATGGCGACTGAAAGAATACTTGTATCAACTACACCTGTACCGGGAACGGTCGTATAAAATCGAAATGAAGATGCACTGTAAACGTTTGGATAAAACGCATTAGCTCCTGAACTATTTGTATTCATTGACCCTGTTGCAGAATAGTTAGCATCAGGCATAGCATTAGTAAAATTAACAGTGTAATCCCCTGTACCGTTATCCGTGATGCTGGTCACATTACCACTTGCACGAATAGCCACAGTACCTGTGCCGTTGAAGTTCACCCAAGCCCTACAACCGTAGGCAGTGGCTACAGAGCCATAACCTGAGTTAAATTGAAAGTTACTTCCACTGACACTAGCAGCGTCTGTTCCGTTACTCTGGAGCGTCAATACACCGCTAGTATCGGCAGTTTGAACTAAACCAGAGGATGTTGATGCGTTTAAGGTTACAGCCATATTTATTCTTGAGTTTTAAGCCATTCTTCAAACTTGGCTTGTTTTGCTTCTTCAACAGCCTTAGCAGCCAATCTAGCAGTCTCTTCAACTTGCCACGCTGCATATTGTGCTTGTGCTTGAGTCACTTCTTCAGGAGTTAAATCAACTTCCCTTGTCTCACCAGTTTCTACGTTTATTTCGATACGTTTCATAATGCTAAATCACTCAAACAAAATGTTGATGGAACCAGCATCGAAGGTGTCTGTACCGTTCACGGTAGTGATGCGTACACGATCAAGAGCCCCACCTAATGTCACTGCTGTTGAACCAAAGGCAACGGTCAAGCTTCCTGTAGTACATCCCAAATAAGTCCCCACCCATGTGTTTGAACCTATCAAACAGAAAGTGGCAAGACCTTGACGAACATACGCAGAAGTTGCTGTTCTTTCTAAAGCAAGACCGCTTGAAAAAGAAGTTGTAGATCCACCACTAGACGCTTGGTTGTCTGATGCTCCTACGTAACCGGAAGTGGTTACCGATCCTGATCCAAGCTGCACTTGAACTACTGAAGAGCCGTTTGTAGACACGCCACTGAACATCACAGTCACACGCTTCACCCAAGAAGGGATGCTTGTAAAGTCAATAGATGTACCAGATGTAGACGCTACAGAAGTTCCAGCGGTAAACGGAAAGTGTGTGCCAGTAGCGGCGGCAATCGTTGCAGTATTTGAGCCAGCAACCAAAGGAACAGCTACTGTAACTGAACCTGATGTGTCGCCAGTAAGAACCAAAGAACCCATTATTTATACCTCTTATTACAGGATTACCCAACGAGAGCCTGATTCGACTGTCACTGCGTATCCTGAATTGATTGTAATTGGCCCTGCTGAATATCCGCTGTTGCCTGTGGTAACTGTCACGTTCTCAGCGATTGTCTGAGAGTTGTAAGCAATGGCTTTTGTAGCGGCAGACCCAAAGTATTGACCACCTGCCACAGTAGCTGTAGACACCGCTGTAACCAAGCCTTTAGCGTTTACAGTGATTACAGGAATGGCGCTAGACGAACCAAAAGAACCTGTGTTTGAGTTGACAGTAGCTAGTGTGCCAGTACCTGTGACGTTAGCTGAACCGTTAAAGCTACCGCTTGTCCAAGTTAAGTCACCTGTCATGCCTACAGTACGACCTGTAGTTAGCGTAGCAGCACTGCCTGTGATCGAGATACCCCAAGTACCTGATGTACCTGTGCCTGTCAACGGTGCGTATGTAGAGGCTGCTGTGGAGGTTGTCAAGTAACCTGCACTTGCGTGATTACCCCAACCGTAAGCTGTATCCCACTCTGTCTGCTTTGCTGTCGTAGGGATTGCATACCCTGACGAATAAGTGACAGCCAAAGTGCCTGAGCTAGTGATTGGACTACCTGATACAGACAATCCTGTAGGAACAGACATAGCCACAGAAGTGACAGTACCTGAGCCGCCACCACCTGTAGCGTTTACCCAGTTAGTACCGTTGTACTGGAGGGTTTGGTTTGTTGATGGGCTTGTGATGACGACATCAGTCAAGCTATCCAAGTTAGTTGGGATAGTTGGCTTGTCTGACAGGTCGTTGTAGCTGCCTGAAGAGGCCACAGTAGCCAGACCAAGGCTTGTACGACCTGTAGAAGCATTTAAGCCTGTAGAGCCACCATCCCACTTCAATCTGTCAGTGTAAGCAGTGTCCCAGTTTGTAGTGTCTGTGCTTGTGATTGAAGCAGCTTCTGAAGCAGAGAATACAGGATCACTCTCAGACTGTAAGGCAGAATCTGCCAAAGCCCCCTGTGCCGCTGTAGCGTAAGCAGTTGAGTTAGTTGTAGCTGCTGTACCCAAACCTAAGTTAGTACGAGCACCAGAGGCTGTAGTAGCCCCTGTACCACCTTGAGAGATGGCGATAACAACGGTATCAGACTCAGTGATACCTTCTACACTACCTCCGTTACCTCTGAAAATCGCCATTGTTTAGGTGTCCTTATTCTTATTTGTTCTTGGGAGGTCTACCCATACGCTTCTTAACGGGCTGAGGTGTTTCTTCATACTCTTCGCTCTCATCCTCATCAACCCACTCGTATCCTGCATGACCTTCCATACTGTCAATATCTACTTGTTGAGTAAATTCGACGATGTTCCCTGAAGCCAGACATCTAAATTTAGCCATATCCTATTCCTCTTTCTAAAAGCCACACCGCGTAGCCTTTAAAAAGCCCCCTCTCCGTATAAAGTAGAGAAGGGGTAAAACTTATAATTATTGTTATTTGTTTTCTTAACGTATTAACCCAAGCGACCAACAACCACGCGAACGGTTGTAGAAGCCAAGTCAACAGTACCAGCAGATTCGTTCTGGATACGGATAGTCACTGTGTCAGCAGCGCTAACGTAAGCAGTAGCTGTAACGCCAGCCAAGCTCACACCAAACGAAAAGCCAATAACGATGTCACCGAGAGCAACACCGGGAACAGTGATTGTGTCAGAAGTACCAGCGCCATCGGACAATGAATCTGCATTCAAAGTGCCAGTAGCTTTCCACATTTCAGAGAACATGCCCTGAAATTGCTTAGTACCACGCTCAACCACAACAGAGGTAGCAGCAGCCATGATTTATTTCCTTTTCTAATTGATTAAAGATAACGAGAAAGGCCCCGGAGGGCCAATCTAGTTCAATTAGGCAGGAACAACCAAAGCCACAGCACCGTCATCGCGCAACTCAGCCACGCCGTACAATGTATCAGCAGTGAACAAGTTAGCCAAGAATTGTTGCTGGTATTGAGTCTGCGAACGCACACCCATTTGTTCCACCAACACGAAGGCATCGCGGTGACCCATCAAGCAAACACGTGCTGATTGAGCTGTACCTGAACCATCGTTAGCATCGTTAGGGGTATCAGCGTTGCTAGACACAAACACAGACACGCCATACAAGCTACCAACTTCACCGTTACGGATGGTGTTGCCTTGACCAGCTTCACCAACGAAGGCTTGCTCAGTGTAGCGGCTCAAACCCATCAAGGTGTTACGGCTTGAAGGA